AAGTCTCCCAGCTGGCACAGCATCCCGGTCTTGGCTTTTGGGGCTGCCTGGATCATGTCATGGATAGAGTTTAAGAATACTTCTCTGGCAATGTGAACATCCCAGTCGTCGCCAGTTTCTGCCTCGTATGCGTACATCCCGAGGTGAAAGTCCGTAATGGTAAGGAGTGCGAGCAGGCTTTCTTCCGTGGATTTTGGTGCTGCAGCAGGCTTGAATCTAGGCCATTGAGATTGTGCCGACTCAATCCTTTCGACCAGGATTTCAAACTGGCGCTGCTCGTCGGTCTGAGACTTAACCCATTGCCTGACAGGGTTGCCGTCCTCGTCGTAAAACGTGGACACCCCTTTGATCTTGTGACCATCTGGCACTGGCCTAAACCAGTTGTGCTGTGGGCTGTATCCCTGCTTGGCAGCTTTTCTCCTGACTGCCTGAGCGTGGTGCTTGACTGCTTCGCGCGTGCTGTTTAAAACTTTTGCCGCTTGATATTGTGACAGCCCTTCTACCTCACAAAGCTCAATTACTTTTCTTTGTTTTTCTGTTGAGCAAAACTGTAGTAACGGATGCTCCATATTGTCCCCTCCTTTTAGTAATTAGTGTTAACCGTGTTTCTTAGACTCTTCAAGCAGGAGTTGGCGGTACTGCTGCCAGCTATCCTTGTCCTCTATGATGCCCTCAATGAACGCGTACAGCTTTTTCTCTATGCACCTATGGCGGAGTAGCTCTACCGCTATAGCTTGCTGCTGAGACGGCCTGAGAGACTTCCAGTGGTACTTCTGGTTGACGAATAGGTCCAACATCCGGTCATCTACTTGCTCAATACTCATATTTGACTCCTTATTTCAGTTTGTCCAGTTTGCCCAGCTTGCCCAGAACGTCCAGCAAGACCATGTTTTAGGGGGCCACCAGTACAACCCGCCCCCTAAACCTTGGGCATAAGCGGCACTGTGGGCATTCTGGGCATTAGATTTCTGCCTGCCAAGAATAAAACTTTTTCCCATGCTCTCCTCTGCGCTCCAGCTTTAGGTGATTACCCTTGAGAAGATCAATGCAGGTACGCAAAGTCTTGCGAGTGCAAGAGTTGGGGTTGATCTCATGGTCATTGAGCAGGTCAAACAGATCGCTTTGAGAGAAGGATCTGCCAGTTTTCATTACGCTACTGAGGAAAATAAACTCATCTTCGTACTTGGCAAGCGCCCTCCCAACGTTGATTTGCGCCCGCTGCTTGGCTTTCAGCCCTGCAATGTCGTCGGCTGTCATGAACTGTACCGAATCCACCGACTCCTCATAACCCACTAAAGCTCCAGTCTGCTTGTACTTGAAGCCGCCCTCGAAGCTGATCTGACTACGATCTTTCTCATTAATTACTAAAAGCTCTTGATGTAGAGCGAACTTATCGTTTAGCGGATCAAGGCCAAACATATTGTCAACGTCTGCTTTTAGATCGCCGACTCCCTCATATACCAAGCGACCATCCATACTCCGGTGCTTATTGCAGTGACCGAGCAGGATAACTGTGCCGCCAGCCGCAGCAAACTCCCTGAATACGTGGAGAACCTCGCGCATATCCCCTTTGTTTAGTACTGGGGCAAACTTTTTCAGGGTGTCACAGATGACGATCTTTCCATCGGCCTCGCCCTCAAGACGGATTGCATTCAGCAACCGTAGGGCATCTGCCGTGGTGCGAAGAGAAGGGTCTGGAGAATTAGCCAGCGTAACCATTGTCATGCCGTGACGATGGCCCAGCTTAGCCTTTTGCAGTACGCCCTTGGCCCCGTCATCCTCGTTGAAATAGATAACATCTGAGCCTTTGATCAGGTTGTTACGGATGGACTGGAACAGGTTGCCAAGAATCCAAACTGTTTTACCTGCGCCACTAGGTGCATACACCAGCGTCACTGTTCCAGTGGTAATCATGCCAGGAATAACGTCACGTTCTTTAGACAGGCGATCTTCTAGCTCTGTGATTCGGTCGTTGATAGAGGCGTTCTTTAGCCTTCTGAGCGACGATAATGTTTCTTGGTGGGATACCCCATTAGGTTGGCTATCGTTTAATACAGGGCCATTCAGGGGCTTTATAGGGGTTACTGTGCTTACGGTCTTGCTTGGGTTTTGTTCTAGACAATACAGCGCCCAGTCATCTGACATTTGCCACTCCTTTTTTTGTGTGTGTGAAACCTGTAACTGTCTCGCAACCGCTAAAGTTTGTCAACAAGTACCTCACCTTTTTAATGTTTTCAAATGTTGACATTTGTTATCAATAGTTTTAAATTGGGATCAGATCAAACAGGAGGCAGTTATGAAAAGTAAATTATTTGACACCCTTCTTGCTGTTCAGCAGGAATTATCTCACGCCAAGGCATCGGCTACTAATCCACACTTCAAGAGCAAGTACGTTCCTTTTGAAGAGTTGTGGGATTACGCAAAGTCTATATTAAACAGTCATGGCATCCTACTTCAACAGATCAGCCATGAATGTGATGTTGGGGCTTGCATTGAAACAGTCTTGGTTGGGCATGAAGAAATGTTTAGCACTGGCAAGATGATTGTCCGAGCAGACAAGCCAACAGCGCAAAGCTTTGGTAGCGCAGTGACCTACGCCAAGCGATACAGCTTGTCAATGGCATTGGGCATTGGGGCAGACAAGGATGACGACGCTAACGCCGCAACATCTGGGCAGAAGCGGTCATGGTAGAAACCTATGAGGAGTTCCTATCCTACATGGAAGCCGTGCGGAATAACTTTGACTTCATTTGTGAGGTCAAGACCGCAGTGGCTAATGAGGACTGGGACATCCTCAGAGGCATCATCGAAGACACACCAAACGAAGTTAAGGAGGCATTGAATTTAGCACCATCAAAGGGTGGAATCTTTACCACCTACGAAAACCGTGTAATGAAAATCAACCCTAGTAGGAATGAGATATGAGTGAAGAAAAGCAATTTGTAGACGGCCTTATCATCAAGCATCCAGGCGATAACGCTCCGGATTTTGTTAAGGCAAAGCTGTCTTTTAAGCTGGACGAGTTTAAAGATTGGGTCAGCAAGTGCGTCAAGGAAGATCCCACGCTTGAGTGGCTGAACGTGGAAATCAAAGAGTCACGAGGCGGCAAACTGTACGCCGAGAGAAATACTTGGAAGCCGCAAGAGCAGTCAGCGCCGGCAGCGTCAACAGCCGATGTCCCTTGGTAATCTGCCACCGTCCATCAAGCGCCCCGCTAGTCGGGGCTTTTTTCAAGGAGAGAAAATGAGCGAGCAACCTGAATACCTTTACTACCGTGATCTGTTTCAGATCTTCAAGGCATACACCACGCCCAAGCTGATGCGGGTGCTGGACGAGCAGGGCATCAAATACTTTACCGACGCGAAGGGCAAACCATTTACCACCCGCAGTGCCATCGAAGGGGCATTGGGATCGGAGAGCGCCGCACCACCTTCGTCGCACCGAGAGCCAGTGGTTACTGCAACATCGCTAGGCTGAATAGGGCGCGAGGCAGCGGCACGCTCATTCCGCAACCATCGAAGGGTATAGGCATGAGGTACGGTTCAATATGCTCTGGCATAGAGGCTGCGACTATGGCGTGGCATATATTAGGATGGGAGCCTGCATTTTTCTCTGAAATAGAACAGTTCCCGCGCGAAGTGCTGGCGCACCATTACCCAGAGGTTCCATGCCACGGGGACTTCACTACCATTAGAGAGGATGATTATGGATCAATCGAACTTTTGGTTGGGGGAACCCCCTGCCAATCATTCAGCATCGCCGGACTCAGAGGCGGCATGGATGATGAGCGCGGTAACTTGGCACTCGAATTCATTAAGCTTGCTCAACGCAAGTGGCCCAAATGGGTGGTCTGGGAAAACGTCCCCGGCGTCTTGTCATCGAACGGAGGACGGGACTTTGGCTCCTTCCTCGGGGCGCTGGCTGAAATCGGGTATGGGTTCGCCTACCGAGTTCTTGACGCTCAATACTTCGGAGTGGCCCAGCGGCGCCGCCGTGTGTTCGTTGTCGGATACCTTGGAGACTGGAGACGTGCCGCAGCGGTTCTTTTTGAGCGCGAAAGCCTGTCAGGGAATCCTGCGCCGAGCCGAGAAAAGGGGGAAAAAGTTGCCCCCGATGCTGAGATCAGCTCTGGAAGCGACCCTGAGCTGATGGCAACGCTCTGCGCCAAGGACAACGAGAAGTGGGGCTGTAACCAGTGGGTGGATGAGGGTAAGGCAATTATTTGCCCCACACCTAACCGCCATGGCGTTAGACGCCTGACACCAACGGAGTGCGAGAGGCTACAGGGATTCCCCGATGGCTTCACGCAGATCCCGTACCGCAACAAGCCAGCAGATAAGTGTCCCGATGGGCCGAGGTACAAGGCTCTGGGCAACTCAATGGCTGTACCCGTGATGCGTTGGATCGGTGAGCGGATACAGCAGGTCGATAACTTATGACTGAAGCAGAACACTACAGGGCAAAGTACGTTGCGTACCGCGCCCTATGCCTGGAGGATACATGAACTGGAACACCGAGCAAGTCGGCGGCAGCCATTACAAAGCACTAAAGATTCAGCCACTAGAGTATGCACTAGAGAATAATCTTGGCATCTGCGAACACGCCATTATCAAGTATGTTTCACGATGGCAGTCTAAAGGTGGTGTTCAGGATTTACAGAAGGCCCGTCATTACATTGATATTCTTATTGAAAGAGAAAGGGCTAAAAAATAGGGCAGCGATTCCGTCCACCGGGGCGCTGCAGACCGGCTCAATCAGGCTAGGAGTGAAAGCCTTGGACGCGTCCGAGTTTACTAGCAATCAGGATCAAAGTCATGCCATTCTTGCGCCTTGTCTGGCTCATATCCTTGA